TCAGACTCAAAGTGAGTCGTAGAGAACTCATATAATTCAGAATCTTCCAAGGCAATCATTTGATGCCTCATGCCCCTGGGAACCTCAAAAGGGATTCCAGGGGTTAATACTATGCGATCTGCTGTGTACTGATCATCATCGAATCCGTAGTACAGATGAATTTTACCTGAATGTAAATAAAAAGTTTCGTGCTTCAATTTGTGGTAATGCCAAGAGCACTTCTTACCCGCTTCGAAGAAAAGGAGCTTGCCGCAATACTTTTCGTTATTAACAATCCATTTCTCGTACCCCCAACCTTTGGGGACATGTTTAATCAAAATATCTGACATCGGTCACCCCCTTATCGTCAATGTATATATCCCCAGATGGTTTACCCATGATCAACTCATGGTATTTGCATCCCCACTTTTTGAGTTGATTTTCGGTCATGGTATAAAACTCTGTGTAAGCTTTATGAGCGTTACCCTGGTGCCTTCCCATTCCTCTTGCAGTGAAGTATTTGATATAATGTCCTCTATTATACAACTCATTGATATGAGAGATTCTATCCTCTAATGGAACACTAAATTCGTAACCATTACTGCTGGTACAGATAGTACCATCAATGTCAATTACATAAATCATTTACATCATCCTCTGATAATACATAAGTTCCTGGGTTGGATACAGCAATAGCAGCTGCTCTGTTGGCAAAAGGAATAGCAGATTCCATAACACCACGGTTGAGGTAATGGAATACTAGAGCAGATAAGAACGTATCACCAGCACCTGCTACATCAAACACAGGGACTTTAGTTCCAGGATACAATCTACCTTTGAAGGTAGCACCTTCAGATCCTTTTGTGGTAATCAAAAAAGGATACTCTCCTTCCAACTTCTGTGCTTCTCCATCATTTAGTTTGATGAAACACTGCCTTGGTAGATTAGTCTTTTTACTATCAATAAAGACAGGTCTCTTGAACCAGTCACATAGTTCAAAGATCTTCTCTTCAGACAAGAATCCTTTATTGTAATCGGAAATAACCATGGCATCGAAGTCTTCTTTTGGCATCTCCCATTCAAAAGGCTTTACTTCATCGTGCTCATCTAATCTCATAATCTGTTGATTAGATTTTTCATCGACAAATCTAGTCTTGATTGGCATCTCCTCATTGGTCATGATATAAACCTCTATACCAAAAGCCATAAGGTTCTCTCTGACGTTCCATGCCATTCCTCTGGTCTCTTGTACCCTAGTCTTCTCAAGGACTGGTACAGGACCTTCTGGACTCAATCTAGAGCACTTGCCATACACATATCTATCGATACACGAATCACCGATAAGTAATACCTTTAACTGTTTGGGTGGTGGAGTAATCCCCGAGTCTATCGAAAAACCGAACTGATTTGGCATACTGTGAACCTACTACTTCTTTTCCTTTCCAGTCAGAACCTACAACCATTATATCAGGAGAGGTGGATTCAAGCAAATCCTCCAACTCTTTCTTGGTGTCAAATACATGAACTACATCCACATACCTTATCGAGGCTAGCATTGTGGATCTGTCATGCTGCGAAAAAATAGGTCTCTCGGGACCCTTCATCTCTGCCACCTTCCTGTCGGAATCGATAGCAACGATGAGATAGTCACCAAGAGACCTGGCATACTTCAGGAGTTCGATGTGCCCTGGATGGAGCACATCAAAACATCCATTTACAAAAGAGATTTTCATTCGTTAGGTACATGAACAAGTTTCTGAATCTCGGGAAGATACATCCATTCAATATCACTATTCTTCAGTGTCTTTACAGCATCTTCAATAGTTTCTACCAAAGGATCACCGCCAAGATTGAAAGAAGTGTTGAATAAGATAGGAACTTCACTCAACTTTTCAAAAGCATCAATGAGATTGTAGTAATGCTCATTCTGCTCTGGGGTTACAGTCTGAATCCTGCAAGTGTTGTCAACGTGGATAACAGAAGGAATCTTCTCTTCTACACCATCATGACACTTGACAGCATACATCATGTGGGGAGTTTCGTCACGGCCAGCAAGATCGAACCAGTCATGAACTGCTTCTTTCTTGATAGAGCAAGCAAAAGGACGGAACCATTCACGATGCTTGACAGCATTGACATGATCTTTACCATCCTTGATAGTAGGATCAAACAGAATAGATCTGTTGCCAAGAGCGCGAGGACCGCCTTCTGAACGACCTTGGTAAATGGTTACGATGTTGCCTTTACGAATTAGTGCAGCAACATCATCGTAAGAAGTGTCGGTAACTTCTAGTCCCTCTAGATCTGCTTCATAGGTAGAAGGATCATATTGAGGACCATAGTAAACAGACTCTTGCTTATTAGGCTTCTCTGTCTCTTTCAGTTTATTGTAGACATATTTGGCACCACCGATTGATGTTCCTCCATCATGCGAAATGGGTTCGCAGTAAATATTCAGATCAGGGAACTCCTTCCAATACTTGTAGTTTGCAACGCAGTTGAGACCATAACCACCACAAACGACAATGTTCTTTTCACCAGTTAATTCGTGTGCTTTACGAATCAACTGAACCATACGATCGGAAGTTTGTTCCTGGATCTTGTAAGCGAGATCTTTTTGAATATCGGTATATTCACCTTCCTTATGATCCTTGATATCTTCTTTTAAGATGGGATAACGAGCAACATTAATAGCTGCAGCATTAGGATATGTAGGAATAATAAGATCTCGATTACCCCACTCGCCATTGAAGAATGATGGCAAGTCTTCATTAGGTTTGCCGTATGGAGCAAGACCCATAAGCTTGCCTGCCTCAATGGCAGGGAATCCACAGTATTGAGTTACTGCTTCATACATCTTGGTATGACCAGGATATTCTGTGATGAAAATATTTTCATCTGCTTCCTGCATACCAATTGCTTGTTTAGTGCCGACGTGCTTAAACACGGTGTCGAAATCACCAGGATATGATGCATTGAAAATGGTTTCAAATTCATAGCAAGTGTCTTGAATCTCACCAACTTGTAAGAAACTTCCAGCACCATCAGCAATTACGCACGCAGCAGATTCAAAACCAGAGTTATAAAATCCACATGCGGCGTGCATCTCATGATGAATGGTATCAATGAAATGAGTTTGAAACTCAAATCTTTTTCTGGCTAATTTTCTAACCCATCCCTCATAGGCATCTTCACCAGACCAATCAAGAACTGGACCATGGCGGTGTGTGTGGCAAACAACCAAGTGATCGATATGATCAACATAATCAAACACTTTCTGAAGACCTAATAGAGGAGAACCATCATACTTAAAACGAGATAGTCTTTCTTCTTCTAGGTAAAATACTACTTCACCGTCCACAAGCAAAGTCGTACTCCCGTTATGACCACGGGCGATCGATACGATAACAGACATTAATATACCTCAACCAATTTTTACATTTGACGAGAACCCTTTCTTGCTTGGTTCCAAAGCAGGAATTTTTACGCCGCTATTTGCAGCTTCCAATTCAATTGAATTTTTTTGTTTTTGTACTGGTGCCTCTGGGGGACAAGTTGGGCATTCTTGTTGCTCTCCAGTCCACTCTTTTGGAAGAACAACATCTACTGATGGTTTGCGATAATACTTATTCATAAGTTTATCTACGGACTTCATAATGACTTCTTCAACTTTGTCATTCATTGCCATGATTCCATCATTAACTCTTGCTGATTCCTCGTCGGGAGCAATACGAATAGGATCATAAATTCTCAATCCTTCTCCCATATCAAGAACTTCAAATGTCTCCTCATCTGGATAAGAAACATTTTCTCCAAAAGTAGATCCCATTACCGCAACGGTTGGTGTTCCAACAGAGTATGCAATGTGTTGTCCCAAAGAATCACATCCCAAGAAAAGATCTGCCTCCTTGATAATACCAGCCCATCCCCTCAAAGGAACATTATTTCCTGCTGGGAATGAAATGGTGTCGCGGAGTCCTTCTTTCTCAAAATCAAACGCAAACTCTGACATTAGAATTACAGAATACTTTTTCTGCAAACGTTTGATAATAGAAACTACATTATTAAATTCGAAACTTCTGCCAGAAGGATCAGTAATAATATTGCCTGCAGTTTGAACTCCTCTACCAAAAGGTTGGAACACAACCGTTTTTGGTTTCTTTGTTTTTTGTCTTACTTCAGCAACAATAAACTTTCCGTTTACTTGCTCTTCCTTGGAAAGTTTTAAAGTTGGTTTTGGTAATTCTCTAACACCTTTGCCGTTGATTTCGATATCAAAGGCTTGAGATAAATTACACTTTTGATTGTAGTATTCCCAAACCCTATAAGGTTCTGGAGTACAAACATCGGTATTGATAATTTTGTCTCGGAATAAATTCTTATGCCAGTTGTCATACACTTTACTATAAAGTGTTGGATGACCTTTAAAGAAATCTGTTCCTCCTTCACAGACAATTACGAAATCTTCGTCTGGATGTTCTTCTTGATATTTTTCAAAAGCGGGAATGGAGCAAAGCACACGTCCAGCACCACCATTGATAAAAAATGATTTAGGTCTCATAACTCAATCACTAATGATTTATATGCAATTATTTAGGTAGTCACAAAAGGGCGGTTAAACGCACCATGCAACCCAAGAATATCTTGTGCCTTTAGTTACTGTAGTAACTTGGTGTGGGTACAAGAATACTGATGGAAATGCTGCTACCTCACCCTTTTTTAATTCTACCTTATGGTCATTCCAAAAAAGTAGTTCTCCACCTTCATAGTCGTCATTCAAAACTCCAATGATACTAGTGACTGGGATGCCGCGTAGATTACCATCAAACATATCATGAATGTGATCGTGATGTGGTTTGATACTATCTCCTTCAGAATATTTGTTGAACTTGATATTTGAAGCCACAGACCAGAATAAATCTGAATTTGTATTTTCTGGTTGG